TGAAATTATCAGAATGTTTAGTCCAGAGGGAAAGTTACTTGCCTTGGCAAAAAAAGTACCGGAGAGAAACTGTCTTCATCCTTTTCTGGTTCTTGACTCCAGCAACAACAGTATTTAAAGCAGGAGACTGTGAAGAATTTGTGTTAAATTTTGCAAATTCTTGTTGTAATTCTGCTCCAGATAAAGTACCTGCTACAAATTTTCTATCTCCATCTCTGTTAAAAATACCAACTTGTTTATAAAACTTTTGAGCTCCAGCACCAGCTCCAGGAACTATTGTTTCCGTAAGCCGAGCGGTAGCAGGGTCGCTGTTTAATTGATCATAATCTGCTTTTGAAATTTCTGTAAAATAAGCTGTTATTCCATTTGACAATGTATTATTATTTTTCTCAAACCTAGTTTTGGTAATACCAAATAAATTAGTTCCACTAGGTAATGTAATCTTAAATGCGTCGGATGTTAAAGTAATATCCATTAACCTTTTCTCCCATCCATATGAGAATTGGAAATCTCAATTTTTTGTAGAGTATGAGACATTTATACTGGTTTTTTATTTATTTAGTCCTAAACTTTGCATATTGAAGTGAGCGTAGATACTCAATTTCATTTGGTTTAATCTCTAATAATTTACTATTTACTTCAATCCAGGTATAATTTCTAGGTTTTCCCCAATGAAAATTAATTCCTTTAAATCCCCATCTTTCAACATCAGTCACTGCAACAAGAGGGAATTCGTCATAAGTAACTCCCTTGGTTTTAGCTGAATAGATAAAAGTATAATACTTCCCCACATCAGGAATAAATTCACCTTCTCGAAAGACTTCAATTATTGTCAACATAATATCATCCGGTTCTGTGTAACCATATGATATTAATTTTTCTCTAAGAGTATTAACTCTTCTTGACCCAGATTCAATATATTGTCCGAACCCTTCTGCCATTATTTTATACCTAGATTGTCTTCGGTGATGACTTTGAATTCGATTAATCTATCAGCACAAAACTCTTTTGCTGCTTTCCATTTTGCTTGATTGACTGCATAAGTTTTGCACTCATACAAGTAAGATTTAGTCACTCTTGATTTTTTCTGTGGCGGAACAGTTTGTCTCTTTGGTTTTACTTCAATCACATATGTTTTAATTTCTCCAGTTTGTTCTCTTACCTTTATAATAAAGTCTGGAAAATACTTATGAACTCTATTATCAACTGGTGATATGTATGGGATATAAAATTCTTCAGAACCCCAAGAAATTATATTTTCACTTAAATCACACCAACGACAAAACTTCCGCTCCCAACTACTTCTGCATATAATATTGTTGGGATTTCCTTTGTATTTTTGTGGGTACTCTGGTTTGTACTTACTTTTAATACTTTCTGCCATTATCCCGACTACATAATATATCAGTAGAAATATTTATAGATAGATGGTTTCTCCCAGACCAGTAAAAAAATCTGTATCTGATTTAAAGTCTTTATTATTAAGACCGGCATTAACATCCCACTTTCAATGTTGGTTCGAACCTCCACAACTGGTGCAAGATTTTATTAACTCAAGAGCAGGCGCTGGTATTGGTAATGGAAGCAATAGAGATGCATATGAATTTGTTTCTCTCTCTTGTTCTGAAGCATCTCTTCCTGGTTCATCTTTAGCAACTCATGAAGCCAATAATGACTTCACGGGTGTTACAGAAAGACATGTATACAGAAGGCAATATGATGATAGGGCTGACTTTACATTTTATATTGATCACGATTATAATGTATTGCAGTTCTTTGAGAACTGGATGTCATACATTGTAAACGAACAGATTAGTGGTGGTATAGAAAGTGAAAATTTTTCATATAGAGTAAACTTTCCAAAACAATATAAAACCACAATCTACATTAAAAAATTTGAAAAAGATTATGCTGGTAGAGCTCTTCAATATAAATTTATCAATGCCTATCCCATTAGCATTGCATCTATCCCCGTTTCTTATGAATCATCTCAGTTATTAAAGTGTACTGTTTCATTCAATTATTCTAGATATGTTATTGGTGGTGGGGAGATATTGGACGGTAATAGTGTACTAGACCAGAATTTACAATTCCAAAATCTAATAGACAGAGGTATTTCTTTGGGAGATATTCCTGGAACTAGAACGATAGGTCAAACTGGCGCCGGAACAATTGACGAATTGGGTAGAATTGCGTAGAATAAATTCTACTATCGTATAGTAAATAAATAATCACACTGAAACTTCTATAGGACATTATGCCTTTACCAAAGATTTCTACACCAACATATGAGTTGGAATTGCCTTCTACTGGACAAAAAGTAACTTACAGACCATTTCTAGTAAGAGAAGAGAAACTATTAGTTCTTGCACTAGAATCAGAAGATACAAAACAGATTACCTCAGCAATTAAGAGTGTAATTAAGAACTGTATTAATACAAAAGGTATTAAGGTCGAATCACTTCCGACATTTGATATTGAATATCTTTTCTTAAACATTCGCGGTAAGTCTGTTGGGGAAGAGATTGAAGTTAATGTCATCTGCCCTGATGATGAGGAAACTTATGTTCCAGTGACTTTCAATATTGATGATATTAAAGTTCAAAAAGATGAGAGTCACAGCAATAAAATTCAAGTAGATGATAATATTGTGATGGAAATGAAGTATCCTTCACTCGAAGAGTTTATTAGAAATAACTTTGACTTTGATGAAGATACTACAATGGAGCAGACTTTCGAATTAGTTGCTTCTTGTGTTGATAAAATTTATACCGAAGAAGAAGTATGGGCTGCTTCTGATGTAACTAAAAAGGAACTAATGGAGTTCCTAGACCAAATGAACTCAAATCAATTTAAACAGATTGAGAAGTTCTTTGAAACAATGCCTAAACTTTCTCATACGGTTACAGTCACAAATCCAAATACAAAAGTAAAGAGTGAAGTTGTCCTTGAGGGTCTTTCAAGTTTTTTCGCATAGCAATGGTCCATATGGACCTTGAAAATTATTATAAACTCAATTTCTCCTTGATGCAGTATCATAAATATTCATTATGGGAAATTGAGGGATTGATACCCTGGGAAAGGGATGTTTATGTTGCAATGTTAAAGAATTATTTGGAAGAAGAAAAAGCAAAGCAGCAGCAAAATGGGACCTGACGAACTCGATGACCTACTAAACAATAACGGAGCGGAATCTGGAAAAGGGTCCGCTCTTGCTTTGTATGAAGGAACGAGAGAGACAGACCTAGTTGATGAAGAGATTGATGAAAGGGTATTAGGACTTCTAGGATTAGAAGATGTTTTTGATATTGACTACGGAACATACATAACTCTTCTCAAAGAAAGACTTGCAGCTTCTAGGAATTTTGAAAAGAAATTATCCTCTGAGGAAGATGAACTTCTTGTATCAGAGTTTAAAAGAGTAAAAGGTAAGGTTGGCAGATTTAAGTTAAAAAAGAAAAAAATAACATCGGATACTGTTGGTGCAACTGGTCCAATCAGAGTATCATCAGATAAGTTTTTGCTTGCAGGTAAAGCAGTAGTACCAGAAAGAGAAGCAACAGAATCTTCTAGTGATATTGCAGATATTCAAAAAGCACTTGATGATATTCTTAAAACTCTCACTCTTCAGAATAAAGAGAAGAAGAAAGCAAGTGAAGATGAGAGAAAGAAACTAGAGAATCGTAGAAGAAGACAAAGGGAAGGAGAACTTGAAAAACCACTGACGCAATTAAAATCACTTGCAAAGAAAATCATTGCTCCTGCACAAGGAATACTTGACCGTATCTTTAGGTTTATTAAGTTTACTTTACTTGGGTATGCATTTAATCAATTAGTAAAATGGTTTAGTGACCCTAAGAATGCAGAAAAGGTAAAAGTTCTTGGTAGGTTTTTAAAGGACTGGTGGCCTGCACTACTCACTGCCTATGGATTATTTGCAACTCCATTTGGCAAATTTATCAGAGTAACTCTCAAAATGTTAAGAGGATTTATTCCTCAAATTGCAAGGTTTGTAATTAAGCATCCATTCCTTACTGCAGCTGCCGCAGCGGGTGTTGGTGCATATGTAATATCTCAAAAAAATGAGTCTTATAGGGATGAACTCAAAAAGACAGAACCTTCTATTATTACTCCAAAGGAAACTAAAGAAACTGGTAAGACTCCAGGTGTTCCTCAGTTACAGCAAGAGCAAGTCCTTCAGAGAGGATTAGGTGGTGCTTTTAAAGGTGGTGGCATTGTTCCGAAACTTAGAGCTTTTAGTGGTGGAGCTAAAGTTAAAAAGGAAATAGATGTAAGAGATATTCAACCTCAAAGTAGTCTAATAGGTGAGGATACTGGATTAAAAGTTAAAGGTGCTGGTGTTGATACACAAGTGATTGTAGCAAGACCTGGTGAGGTTCTCATATCAAAAGAAGCAGTTGACAAATATGGTGCAAACTTCTTCTTGGACTTGAATAAGAAAGGTGGAGGAACTAACATTCCTAGAATGGTGAATAATATTCAACTTGCTGCTGGTGGTGGATTAATTAAGAAACCAATTAAGGCATATCAAGGCGGAGGAATGATTGGTGGTAGTGGTAATTTACTAAGAGGAATATATCCAGGATATCCACGTAGGACAATGGGTTCCTCTGGTGGAATAAATGGTCTTAAAGGTATGTCAATGCCATCAATGAATATGAGTACCATTGGTAGGAGCACTAGTGGTTCTGGCTCTAAAGGTGGAATGATGAGTGGTAGTGGGGGTAGTAGAATGTCTATTCTTAATTCCCAACCAATTCAAAATACTTCTAATAATTTCCTTATGGGTTCTAGTGGAACAGCAAGCTCAAGTAGTTCAACAAGCATAATGAATGCAATTAGAAATACAAGCAACTACAATTTGTCATCTATATCTAATAAGACACAAGAATTTGGCAGTGATAGAAATAAATTATATTCACCTCAGACTGTTGCATCACTTTCTTCAAGAAATCTTTTAAATCAAAGTATGATGGGAAGTA